CACGGATTCTCTGGCGCGTGTATCGGCCCGGCGGAATCGTCGGCATGACTGTTTCCGGTATCGCCGGGCGGCGCCGTCAGTCCCAATTCGCGGCGGAGCTGCGCGACGGCGTTGGAGTAGACCCGTACCTGCCGCTCCTCGAAGGTCTGCGCGGCATCGAGGACCGCCGCGTTATTTTGGTTGACTCGCTCGAGCGCCACGGCCCCGATGACCCCGACCGCCGCCCGCAGCTCGGCGACGGTGCCGGCGCTGAATGCGAGCGTCAGATGCTCGCCCTCGCCGGTGATTTTGCTAAGTTGGCCCGAGAACCGTGGTGCCTTCGTCGCCACGCTCATGCCCGCCTGATTGCCGCCGCCCGCTCGAGGATCATGCCAGTATCGAGGTCAATCGTCTGGCCGCCGGCCCCCTCGGTCATGCGGGCCGCCTCGACCTCCTTCGCATGCCACAGAAGCGTCAGGATCGTGCGCGCCTCGCAGGACCACACCTCGACCGAGCCGACGAATTGCTGGCGGTTGATCTGCACCGGCTTCATCCTGCCATCGGGCTGCCGCATGAGCGGCACGTCGAGCCGTACCCGGTCACAATTCGGGTGCAGCTCGCTGTGACTCGCTCGCCGGAGCCGCGCCGAGACCTGGCGGGCGAGTGCCTTCCCCTGGTCGTCATCGGCGGCGGCGACGTCGCGCCACGTCTCATTCAACGCCTCGACCATCGCGGGGGTGAGCTTTTCCCGCGGGTGGTCGAGCGCGTACTGCACGAGCTGCCCCGCGTCCAGGTCGTCGAGGTTTTCTTCGGGTTCTTCCTCTTCGACGAGACCCTCGGCCGGTACCGGCAGCGGATATTTCCTCGGGCGCCCCATCAGGTATTTCCAGTCTGCGTTTTCCCAGCAATATCCATTACTTAATTGAAAGCGCTAAGGCACTCGAAGCGCCGGAAGAAGTCGGTATTGAGGATGCAGGTCTTCGTGTAGAACTTGAACCCGGCCTTGCGGCGCTGCTGCAACGGGTCGGAATCCGACGCGGTCGCGGGCGTCAAGGTCGCCTGTACCCGGGCCCCGATGGCCGGCACGGCAAAGGCCGACTTGCCGAAGATGTACCCCGTGTGCACGTTGCCCGAGGCGGGCGCATCGGCGGTCGCCGGCGCGCCACTCGGATTCGCCTGGATCGACACGCCGCCACTCGTCATCGCGACGTTGTAGGTGGCCGCGGCCCCCGTCGTGAAGGAGACGATGCCGGCATAGAGCGGCACCGCGCCGCCGGGCTGCGAGACGTAGAGGTTATAGCGGCCCGACGGGGCGCTGGCCCCGATGGTGAACTGCACGTCGAATGCGCTGGCGTTGGTGACGTTGACGGTGGCGGTCTGCTGCGTCGACAGGCCCGAGATGGGGTCAGCCAGTGCGGCGACGGCCTTGACGGTCGAGCCAGCAGTAAAGCCCGTGTCACCGGTCGGCAAGGAGGTGATCGCCGCGGCGGTCACACCGCTGGCACCGGTCGCCAGCAACGATTGAATGGGAAGGAGGTTCGAGCGCTTCCAGCGCACGCCACGCCACCGGCCGATCTCGGCATTGAAGAGCGCCGTGGTCTCGGCGTACTGGTGCGAGAGGACGAAGGTCTGATCCTTCGCCAGGTCCTGCTCGGTGTACGGATCGACGACACCGGCATACATGGAGCCCGCGAAGGTGGGGGCGCCGAGCTGGCGGAGCGTCGCGACGATCATCGACACGAAGTCCGTCCCGGGGACGTCGCCGGCGACGAGGGCCGAGCGCGACGTGCGGTTGTTCGGGAACATGACCACGCCACCCGCCATCAGCCCCTTTTGGATCTCCCGGTCCTGGAGCTCCGCCGACGCGTTGCCGAGCCGATCCTTGGCCGCCTGCAACGCCGGATGCTTCGTCGTCATCAGCGCGACGTCGGAGAGCGAGCAGACCATGCCCCACTGCTCAAGGACCGCCGTCACCTTGTTGACGATCAGCGCCGTCGAGTCGGGCGTGATCCCCTCGGTGATCGGTGACCCCGGCAGCGGGAGCCGCTCGTAGCGCTGCGCCGAGTACGTCTTGCCCTCGCCTTCGGGCATGTTCGGCGTGTCGCCGATGTCCTGGAAAACCGTCAACTTCTCGGCGATCGCGAGCAGCTCGTCCTGGAGCCAGAGCGGCGCGAGATCGTTGACGAGGGTTGTTGAGGTACTCAGCCCCGGGTCGGAGTAACTGTAGGTGCTACCGGGCATCGCGCGGCCCTCCCTCTCCTCTTAGAGCGTGGCGCCCTCGAGGATCTTGCGTTTCTCCTCGAGGGGTAGGCGGGCGAACTCCTCTTTCGACTGCGGCGCCCGCGGCTGTTTGGTTGGCTCCGGCCCGGCCTTCTGCACCGTCGCACCACCCTCGGTGACGGCGGCGGCGGCGTTGGCGGCACGGCGTTGCTGCTCGGCGACCTTTTCGGATTCGCGCTCGGCGAGGAGTGTATCCATATATGTCGGGTCTTCCATCCGCCGCGCCTTGACGGCGGCGACGGCTTGCTTGCGCGTGATGACCTGGCCACGCTGGCGGTACTCGCTGCGGAGCCGATCGACCTCCTCGGCAAGGGTCTCGTACTTCGGCACGTCCTGCCGGGCCTGGATCAGGTCGACGACGTCGGCCATGCCTTCGAGGCCGTTCAGGATCGGTCCGGCGAGCTCCTGGAGGAAGACAGCAAAGATCGGCGCATGCTGCTGCACCGCCTCCTCGGTCCAGCCGCCGCCGAGCGTCTGCGCCACGCGCCGCGCCTGTGCGGGGGCGAACCGGACCAGCGGCATCCCCTGCTCGGGGGCCTGCGGCTGCGGGGCAAGGAGCCGGAGCGTGGCGTTGGCGGCGGCGAGCTCCTCGCGGGTGCGGGCGTGCTCGCTGCGGAGCTGCTCGAGCTCGGAGGGGGTGGCGGGGCCGGCCGGCGGTGCCGGGGTGGGAGCCGGCTCGACCGGCGCGGCCCCTGCGTCGGGTCCTTCGGGTGCGGGTGGTTGCTCTGCCATGATCTACGGCACCGGGCGGTCGCTAGCAACCGAGTACGGCTGCTCAGGATCGATCCACCAATCGCGTGGCGGTGGCGGCTCGACGGGTTTTAGATTGGCGGCGTCCCGCGCCGCTCGAGCACGCAACCCTAAGAGCGCGAGGGTTTGACAGAAGGCGGATCGGAGTAAGTGCTGAAGCTCCTCGATCTGGCCACGGCGCTTCATCACGACGTACGGCTTGGACACCTCGTCGTCGAGCAGGTAGTCAATCCGATCACGCACGTAGCGCTGCAGGTGCTCGTGGTATGAGGTGGCGCGGAGCGCCTCGGTAATCCGAGCAAGCTCCTCGGCGTCGATCGGAATTAGCTCGTCGGGCATCGTCAAAAGGCCACCCGGCCGCGGCGCATCGCGCGGGCCATGGCGAGCCGCCCGGGAGACGCGCCGACGCCGCCGGCCATTGCCGGCCCCATCGGTGTCGATTCGGTGCGCTCCTCGGCGGCGGGAAGCATCGGCCCGCGGGCGGCGGCACGCGGGAGGGGATTTTGCACGGGGGGGCCGATGGCACGGGTCGCCCGCGGGCGAGGCGGAGGCGACGGCAACGGTGGCGGTGCGCCGGCCCGGCCGGCCATGGTGCCGAGCTTCGGCTTGCGGCCCCGTGGCGGCGCTGGCGGTGCCACGAGGAGCGATTTCCCGCGGCCGCCGCGTTTGGCTCCCGGCGGCACCAATTGCTTGCGTGCCATCGGGGCACGCCGTCTTAGCGCATGCTAGGGGTTAGTCAACCCCACCGGCTTTCAGACGAGCTGCGCCAAGGTCACCAGCGCAAGCCCGAGAGCGACCAGGTTGACACGCGGGATCGGGGCTTGTGCGGCGGCGAGCACGAACGAGAGGAAGCCGGCACCGACGAGGCCGAGATGCAAGCTCATCATGCCCCCGCGCACCCGAACGTGACTGTGACTGAGCACGACGAGCACGCGGTGACATTCGCTCGATAGCTACACGCCGGATTCTGCACCGAGGTGACGCCACCCGCCGCCGTCGTCAGGTTCATGGTCGACACCTGGCCCCAGTTCACGCCATCACATGACTGCTCAAGCGCCACCGTGGCTGTCCCGGCGCTGGTCACTGCCTGCAAGCTCAACGCGGGCGCGGCCCGTGCGACGATGATATCCGTCGTCGGCCCCGTCGTCGTGGCCGGTGTCGGCGCCAACGTGCCGCTCGGGCACGTCTTGGTCGCGGCATACGCGCTCGAGGCGAGCACGGTCAGGATGAGTGGCAGGAGAAATTTTGCCTTCCCGCTGCGCAATTTCGAGAGCGTCTGCGCGAGCGCCGCCTGGCGCTTCGTGCGGGTCGATGCCTGCGAGCCTTCCTTCAGTACCGAGCGCGCATAGCCCGCCGTCGACTTCCCCGCCGCCTTCGCCTTGGCGGTGAACGCCCCGGGCCGCTTTATGGCGCCTTGGATCCACCTTTCCTTTGCCATTCGGCTCTCCTACCCCCGCCCGGCGCGGGGCCGGGCGAGGGAGTTACGGCTGGTGTCACGCGTGCGGCTGGATGTCGCCAGGGCCGGGCTTCCACACCCAGCCGAGCGGCGGCTCGCTAATCCAGATCCACCGCCCGCTCCCGGCACCGCCGCTCGGCGGCTCGGTCGGCGGCGGCTCCGGGATCACAATGGGATGGGATGGATACACCGGGTTATAGATCGGATGCGCTGGGCCAACGGGCGTCTCCGGGGGCAACACGATAGGGTGCGCGGGATACCCCGGCGGCGTCGGCGGAATGACGATAGGGTGCGCCGGCTCACCCGGCGTGACGGGCGGCAACACGATAGGGTGCGCGGGATGGTGCCCCCACTCCGGCGGCCCGGCGATAGGATGCGCCGGATAGCCGGGCGGCTGCTGCGGTGGGAGATAGATGGGCGGCGTCGGCCGCGGGTCCGTCGGCCCCCAAATCCCCGGCGGCGACGGCGGAGCCGAGGCGTCGGGAATATGCGCCTTCCCGACGATGACAACATCAACGATGGGCATAAGAAGACTCCTACGCTTCGCGTCTGAGAGTGGTTGCGGGTTGCGCGCGTTACATCATCCAACCACCCCCCCTCCTATATCTACCGCGGCAAGCGCGGCAGGCGGCGGAAGAGATCGGCGATGTTGCCCGTCGTGCCGACGCGGCCCTGCCCGAGCGGCGCGGGCGGTCGGATGCCCAGAATCGCCTTCGCCTTGTTACGGGCGCCGGAGTGCGGCTTGAAGAGCGGCGTCCCCGGTGTCTGGGGTGGCGTCGGGCCGATGCGCCGCCCCAAGGTATTGATGCCGCGGTTTGGCGTGGCACCCGCAAACGGTGGGGGGCCGCCGATGGCGCCGACGGGTGGCGGCATGGGCGTGGTCGGATAGCTCGGCGGTACGGGGGGCCCGCCAGGGCCGGCGCCGGGTGGTGGCCCCATCGGCGGCATGCCACCGGCCCCCGGGGGCGGCCCACCGAGAAGAGGTGGCGGGCCACCGGGTAGAGGAGGCAACCCACCCGGCGGCCCCGGAGCCCCGCCACCCGGAAGACCCGGGCCGGCCAGAGTCGCCATCGCCTGCTGCATCCGCTGCACCTCGTTGGCGACCTCGAAGGCGATGTGATCCTGCACATGCTTTGCCATCTGCGCGTGGGCGTCGTCGGTGAGGTCGCCGCGGTCCAAGACGTGCTGGTGGCCCTGCACGTGCTCCACGTGGTTGTCGGCAGGAGACACCTGGACCTCGGCGGCCCGATTGACGCGGGCGAGCGCATTCTCGAAGCGCCAGTCCTGCGCCTCCCGGGGACCGGTCGATTTTAGGACGCGGTCTGCGTTTGGCAGACCAAGTCCGAGCGACCAGTACTGCGTGAGCACGTACTTCCAGTCGACGGTGACGTTCTCGGCGGCGAGCTGGTCGGGAGGGACCTGCACGAGGAGCGCGATGCCCTGCACCATCTGCTGCGCCCGGACCTGCTGATTGAGTGCCGACGTGGTCCCGAGCCATTCCCACTCGTACTCGCCGACGAGATCGGCGACCGTCACGGGATGCTCGAGGAGCTCGACGCCATCCTGGCCCGCGACTTTGAGGATGATGTCGCGGTCGAGGCACTGCTGGGCGAGGATGTCGGAGCGCTCAAGCAGCGGCACCATGACATCGTCCTCGAGGTTCTCGATCACCGCGCGGATGTCGACCGCGCTATCGGCGAGCTGCGCCGCCAGTCCGCTGGCACCACCCGCACCACCTCCACCCGCAGGCGGCTGCCCCGGCACGATCGGCCGGGCCGGCGTCGGTGCGACGAGGTTATCGCCAATGCCGAGGTAGCCCTGGACGGCCTCGAAGCCGGCTTGCGCGGCGCCTTGCGGCGGCGTCGTGAACTGCACGCCCGCCGGGTTGGCAAGCCACTTGGCTCCGGGGGTCATGCGGAGCGACGTCGGATCCTGCACCGCGCCGATGTCGACGACCGCTATCGGATTCGTCGACCAGACAAACGCGTCACTCGACTGGTTCCCGAGGTCGTTCACGAAGTACTGGATGTAGTCGAAGATCTCCGGCAGCCCGCGACCATAGAACTCCTCGGCGATCTCGACGAACTTCCCGCAGAGCCATTGCGAGCCGCCGTGAAAGAAGGGGCGGCGCTGCACACGCAGTGGGACGGTATCCGCACCGAGCGTCACCAGATAACGCTCCGCCCCGTTGCCTTCGAGGTCCGCAACCCAAGAGCACTCGGTGATGTCGAGCGGGCGGAGCGCAGCCGGCAGGTTCTGGTCGAGCGGGGCGGTGAAACCCTTGTCGGCGAGCCGGATGGCAAGTGCGTCGTACTTCCGGCCGCCGCTGTAGGACGAGCCCCGAGAGCCCATGGCCTGCTCATAGAGCTCGAGCAACTCGGGCAGGTTCTCGTAGACGGTCGTCGACTTCTTGTTGCCCGGATCGAGTGGGCGGTTGGCGAGTTCGCTCACATGCGCCCGGGTGACGCAGCGATCCTCGAAGGCGAGCGTGGCCGCGTCGACGCTCGAGGCGGTCACCGGCCACACGTAGAACGCGAAGAGGTCGACGGGCTCGAAGGTCGGACCCAAGAAGTCGGCGACCTTGTCGATTATCTGCTTCGTCTTTCCAGTCGGCGCCCCGTCGTCGTCGAGCACATCCTGGAGCGCCGGCTGCTCGTGCTCGAGGCACCGCCAGACGTTGCGAACCGGAGAGGTGCCGTACATGACGAGCTGACGCAGAAAGGGCAGCGCGTGGCGCCGGAGCCGCATGTAGCGGCGCATCCAGTACTTCTGGAGCGCCACCTTGGCCGGCACGCGCTTCTCGAAGTCTTCGGCGAGCGCGCGGCAGGCGAACCAATCGTTGTCCGGGAAGAGGTCGCGCTTCAACCGGGTGACCCACTGCTCGATCCACCGCCGGCCGATCGGGAAATAGGTGTTTGTTCTCCCTCTATATCCCTGCACGTCGTGCCGGAGCGACCAGATCCTATAGTAGCGGAGCCACCTATCCCGAAGAACCATGCGCTCGTCGCGGGTGCGGGTGACGAGTGGGCAGAGCTCTTGGCGGATGCGGGCCTGGATCTCCGGATCGACGGCGAGGTTTACCGGCGGCTCGCCGCGAGCTGGCGAGAGGTCGTCGTCGCGCGCCCGCGCTGCCCCGCGTGCCATCTCGGGGCGGTGCGTCTACACCATCGCAGGCGACGTGCCTATCCCACGTGGTGGGTGGCCGCGCCGGGCGGGTTAGAGGGTACCCGGCGCGGCCGGTCACGTGGGAAGAGAAC